AACCGTTATAGTCGCTGCACCCGATACCCCACCGATCTGATGGGAATGCCACGCAACCACTTCTTCTTCGCGTCGATACGTCATACCAATCAGTTTGCCATCTTCAAGAACGCACCAAACGATATTATCCGGCTCTTGTTGTAGAGCCATTTCCGTTATTAAGCCTTCGGTTATATGCTCTGCCAATATGGTTAAATCTGGCGCATAGTAACTGTCAGAACCAAAACTATAGACTAATTCTCTCAACTTACGCTTTGCCCGTTGCACAAATAACACAACATTGGCAACGGCTATGGGTTGTGTGTTTGCCGATCCATAACTCGCTTGACGTAAAATTTGTGTATTTGTAGGCGAAATAGGTTCATCGGATGATGCACGAACCACGAACTCACCACCCGACGTACCAACTAGCAGAGCGCGGGAAGCCGTAAGATAGCGTATTACATTTACTTGATTTGACCCAATTGTATAGATCAAAGCGGATGAATTGAGTGTTCCCGCATTATAATCCTCAAAATCACCCGATACGGAAAAGAATATAGTTTGTGGCTGCGTTGATGTATTTGCCAAAACTAATCGTTGCTCGAAAAAGGTTACACACGCTGGATAGCCTGTAGTTGCTGAGAACGCACCCAAAGACCACTCATCTGTTGCACCTAGATTGCCTGTAATTGTTACGCTTGCGCTTGCTGCTTCATTGACTAAATCATTACTTGGTGCAAACAAAATAGTATCGGATGTAACTTGCACAATAACCAATGCCGATTGATTATTAGCACTTGTGCTTGCGCCCGTTGTCGTGACCGTCTGTCCTACTTTAAATCCTTGCAACACAAAATTAGCAGCGGTATCCGTTATTCTGTCATTATGCTCTAATCCTGTTGAGCTCGGATCGCCTTCGTGAAACGCAATCGTTGATGCGGTATAGGCTGGCATTAACTCTGTGCGTAAATCTTCGTTTTCTTGTACGGCTGCCGTTACGGATGTTGCGCTGGAATACGCAGTAATCTTGGCAAAACCATCATAAAATTTTATTAATCGCCCTACATCTGTCGATGCAAACAAACTTGCTGATGCGGTAACGGTCATACTTCCTGTTGACGCACTAGCCGATAATGTTGTTGTTGATGTGTTTGGATCAAGCATCGGACCACGACGAAAATCTACATCCGCAATTGTCCACGCAGTATGACCCGTTCTTGATATTTTACGAACAGGGTGTGAGGGATGAACGACATACATTACATCCGCAGATTGCGTAAATTTAATATCGGATAGCTGCGCTGACGTATACGTTGTTGTAACTTCTACCGCAGAGCCACTATCAACCACTTGCCCACCGTTACGATAGATACGAAAATAATTATTACCAAACTCTAAGATATAGGTTTGCTCGACATTGAACTCAAACGGGATTAATCGACATTCGTTTGCGCTGGCTTTTACTTCGGCTATAAACTCTGTGCCGGGTCGTCGTGTTGCGCCACCATGAGCATGAACTAGGAAATTTTCAAGCGTCTTACAGCCATTTGCGTATTTAGCAATATCGGTTCTACCGTCCAATCGTGGCGATAATGCTCCCGCAGTAAAGTTGGTAAAGGCTGGTGATGCTTTGACCATTAGATCCTCGCGTTAATAAACTCATTTGCTTCAAGTGTCATTCGATCTGAAGTCGAAGAATTACTTGCAGATGCACCCTCTACCGCATCCATAAATCTTGCTTCACTAACTGTCTGCTCATACTTCGCTTGCATCGCATTACCTAGAGCCACAGAGTTTGTGAGGGGATAAGCAAAATCAGCAGCTAATGCCACACTAATTGTTTCGATTAAACCTGCATCATATTTGTTTATGTCCAATTCCCTGGCGATATAGATTAGATTTATTGTTGCTTCGTCTGTAAGTATCTTTCGTCCTTCCAGGTTAAAAACAATAGAACTTGTGTCCAGGTTTACAGGACGTAGACAATACGGATCTACTGGTAATGAAAACGCATTTGCAAATTCAAATGCAGGTGATGTTGCATCTGGTGTTAAAGTCACCCTGGTCAATAGGCAATTCCAATTATGGGATCGACATACACGATCTCTAATAAAATCATAACGCTGGTTACATAATCGCGCTGCCTTACTATCTTCCGTAAATGCAGCAATATTGGATGCACCAATCATGTTTAGTGCTGAATTACAAAGATCAACTTTACTTGCCATAATAAATCCATTGAAAAAAGAAAAGGGGGTTTCCCCCCTTCTCAATTAAAAGTTTATGATTGGACCCACATCATTGTTAAAGCAACTGTGCCTGTGCCAGCAGCACCGCCCATAGTTACCGTAACAGTTTTGCCATCTTCATTAGCATCAACTTCTTCTCCGTTTAACAAAGCCAAAGTCGCTACAACGTCTACGATCTGTGCAGATGTAGATGCTGCTGCTGCTTTATACGCTGCTGCCGATGCTGATACGTCAGTTCCGTCAGCATCTTTGTGTGCTGCAAAACCAACAGATAAAGTGGTTGAAGATCCCATAGCATCATGTGCAAGAGATCCCGAAAGAATTCTTGCGCCATCTGGTAATGTAAACATTTCGATTATGTCACCAGAAGCTAAAGATGATGCTTCATATGTTGCCCTCGCAACTCTTACTTCTCCACCAAGTTCGTTTGCTTTTACAAGCTCTCTTGGGGTGTTCTGAGTTCTTTGGGTTTGTACGTCAGAATATACTGTTGCCATTTTCTATTCTCCCCTACGCGCTTTCATCGCATATTATGGAAATTACTTTGGCTTCTTCCATCCTAGTTGCTCCGAATGTGGCGCAATAGAATACCTGGGTGGAATAGCTTTTATCTGGTCGCTTGTCGATTTCAGCCATTACATTTCGCCCAACTGCCAGAGTGATCCCACTTTCAGCGAAAGCAAAACACGTTCTGTTGTTTCCAGATTTTGCCAACCTATTAGAAACATGGAATTCCATGCCCATGTAGGAAGATATCGATCCAGTTGTTAAAGCCCTAATTGTGTTAAAATCAGAACTTGTTACCTGGGTTGTGTTCAACAGACTTTCGATCTGCGCTGGACTAACAACAATGTGCAATCTCTCAGACGGATCAACATTGCCTTCGCTAAATATTTTTCGTGTTTGTATTAGCTTTGCAATTGTTAAATCGGCTGATCCATGTGCAATTATTTGTGCAGACGGAAGTGCAGTTGACGTTGCTCCAGCTTTTCCTGTTAAGGAAGTCCCTGTTGCAGCAGCAATAATTTCGTCATCTATTGCTCGACCCATCGCATATCCAGCACTTTGGCTATAGACATTTGTGGGGTCTGCAAGAGTGGCGACTTTATCCGCATCGTCAATCATGTCTGCCCATTCGTATGTTTCCATCACAACCATTCTTCTGGAGTGTGGTGTTTCTAGCAATGGTGTATCACCATGTCTCGATGTTCGTTTAACGGCAGCCGTACTACCAACCTGGTCGAAAAAAGCCTTTTCTCCAGTTACGCTTTCTTCACGAACCGCACCTCTGAGAAGTGACCCTTTCTGTTGGGACAAAGTGGTAATATTAGCTGAAAATTGTTGCACAAACGCATTAGTAATTTGATTACTCATGTCGTACCTTTCAGTTAAAGATTAAATTAAATCGCTACCTAACTTTTTGTCAGACGAAGGTTTTTTCAGTTTGAGGTCTGCACCTACTGGACCGCTAACGGTTATCCAGGTTGATGGTCACACTTTAAATAATCGGGCAGATGCTTGTCGATTATTCGGTTGGTGTAATCAATTCTTGTAGTCGTAAGGCTTCTTGAACCGCATATTGATGTTCTGGATCTTTATTATTCCAGAAGGGACCGCCTTGTCGCTTGATCTCAGCCAATTTTGCTCTGGCAACTTCGGGTGTCATACCGCCAGAAGTTTTCGCTCCTTCCAGGCTATCTTCACCAATTTTGCCTTTTATAAAATCACCAACACCAACAAACGCTTTTATGAAATCTGGATGATCACCCAGGGTTCTACCGTCTGCTAGTTTTAGCTGCGTTAAATCCGCTGCATCAAATTGTGCTATGGCTGCGTTTCCAATTTTTAATTTATCATCAAACGCTGCGCCGTATTCCTGTTTTATGCTATTTACACCCTCTTCGCGTAATTGATTAGCCGATGTTGCATTTTGCCCTTCTTGCTGCTGCGTAACTTTTTGATACTCATTCAGCATGGCTTGTGCTTGTCTGTTATTCAATCCAGCCTTATGGGATGTGTCTCTAAACCAGCTTAGAAGTCCCTCATCTGCCGTTTGTCCTTCGGGCATCTCAACATTAAGTTTATACTCAGTAGCTTCTGCTGGTCGTCCCATGCGTGTATAAACCTCATTCCATTGCTCATCTGATGCATCACTTCCTGGTACTGGTATCTTATCCGCACCAATTAAGGCTTGCTGGTGAGCATGGCTTTTTAATAGAGATCCTAAATTCTTGTGTGTTTCAAAAACTCTATTTCCTTTGACTTCTTCTGGTATTTCATTTTTCCAATCGAATGTCGTTTCAGACGGAGTTATCGACGTTTCTGTCGGCTCCGCTACCTGGGTTTCTTCATTCATCTTGTGCTATATCCTCTCTGTCTTGTGGTTCTGCCAGCATATTGTGAATAAACAGTATTACAGATCGCTGACCTTCTCTGAACGCTGCTTCGTTACTATCGGGAACATATGTCGATGATTGCATATGAAATCGTAGTCCAAGATCCTCTAAAACGGTTTCACCGTCTGGAGTTTCCATTGCCATTTTGTAGGCTGCTTTTAAATCCTCTATCGTCATTTATTGACCGCTGCTACCATTGGTGCTGCTTTGCCCATCGCTTCAGCTTGTTGTGCCAACTGTTGTTGTTCCATCATCATCTGCTGCTGCGCTGCTTTTTCTTCTCTTGTCCTGGCAACATCATCATCGCTTTTAATAACGGTGGCTGGAATTCCCAGCGTTTTAATTAAATGCTTCGCCACACCATCGAAGTCCACAAAGTCAAAAACCGCTGGATTAAGTTGTCCTATTGGACCCATTAGCTCTAACATTTGAGTGAGGGATGTAACATCGACTTGTCGCTGCGCTTTTGCGAGTGGCGAAACATATTCAATTTCTATATCAGTTGTCTGTAGAGTTTCGGGCGGTACTGGAAACTTCTGTGATCGTGATAGAATATTATACACCCTGGTTATCATTGGTTGCAGCATTTCAACCTGCACTCGAAACATCGCTGGACCAAGTAGTCTCATTTTTTCCTCAGTCCTGGAAACCACTTCTGTGGCGGTCATCTGTGGACCTGTGCCCATGACTAATTGATCAATATAATAAGCAGATCTAATTGCGTTCCGTCGCTGCTCCTCCATATTTAGTCCCAGCGGATTATTTGCACCAATGTTTAAAGGCTCAATACGATCTCTCGTACCAGATCTATAAAAATTTAAACCCGACGGAACCGTTTTAATCGGTAGAATAAAGCTATCATCTGGAACCAATAACGGTGGATCTACTTGCTTTTGCGCTGCTCTAATCGTTGTTTCGCTCATTTTATTGAGCATTTTGATATCAGCCAATGCCGTCATAGAAACGGATCGTCCATAAATTTCGGTACTGCTTTTCTGAAACCTGGGGACTACATAACTAAATTCCTGGAAACCGCCTTCTGATAACACGACTTTTTCTGTTGGCTCAAAATAAACAGATGCAAACGGCGCATTTTCCTTGGTAACACTTGTGATATCATAATTATCTCTTGGATATACGGCATGAACTAACTCTACCTGCTCATGCGGATATTCGTTAATTCTATCCTTCATTTTTATACTTAAACCATCTAAGCCAAAACGATCACGCATAGCGTGTCCAGGCATTGAGAACACACGAAAAACCGTATCAATTCGCCCTCTTTTGTCCTCAGATACAAAACATTCGCCAATATGCCTGGTAGAGAAATTCACATCCGTCAGATCATCTTGCTCGATAAACATAACGCTTGTACCAAACACAACCAGATCCATATACATTTCATGGACTTGTTCAGAGAAATTACTGCGTTGAAATGTGCGATACATAATATCTTCAACCGCTAATAACCATTCTCTCGCCTGGTCATTTCCATTAAGGCTGGGATCTCTAAATTCAAGCGTAAACCATTTTGTAGACATATTCGTTAACATGCCATGTAAAGATGCAGCCAATAACTCCGCTGCATGGATCGCCGTACCGTCAAAAATCAATTGTGATCTTTTATCACCCTTGGTTCGTGTTCTAGTGATATCTGCTTTCCTGGGCATTACATAATCGGCTAATTCTTGCCAATGCGTTTCCCATGTCGTTCTATGATTTCTTAACTGCGAAAGCTGATTATCCAGAACTTCTGCTACTTCATCTGACATTTAGCCACCTAGTGTTGTTTTGTATGCCGTACCCAGCGATCCTGTGAGCATTGGTTTTCTTACTGGTGTTGATCCAGATAAACCGCCAGCACCAGATAACATCGTTCTAGTCCGTTTGTTTCCTGTCCCAGCATATCCTGTACCAGTAGATGCACCGACTGCGGATTTCGGATTAACCGAAGCGGTATCTGTTACCTCAGTTGGTTCCACTTTTGGCGTTGGTTTTACAACTGGTTCTGGTGCGGGTGTTGGTTCTGGCTGCGGTGGTGCTTTTGGTGATGGTTTTCCCATTAGATCATCCTCATATCTTCTTTAAGTAATCCATAGACCAGGGCATCTTCATTACCGAAATACCGCCTTAATCTACCTTCTTGTTTAAATCCCACTCCACTAATTAACTTGCGGGATCGTAAATTACTCTCATTACACATCGCGGAAACACGCTTTACTTTCATTGTCTCAAAACAATAATCAAACATCTGCTTAAAATAGCGACGTTGAAAAATTTTCGGGTTTTCACTTACGCAATACATATGCACATCGTTTCCTGTGTACTCAGAAAAAACAAATGCGCCTACTATCTCACCATTATGTCTAAATCCGTAGGCTTGCGCTGCATCCTCACCCTGGATCTTATCCAGCAGCAGCCGATCTTTTAGCCATTGAATAAACGGTTTTGGATCATTAGTAGTTAGTGTTACCACTTAATAACCCCTTACCAGTCGATACCGTCGTTGTGTCCTTCCCTAAACCCTGGGGACCAGTTAAGACCGTTTGCTTTGGACCCACCTTATTCGGATCGCGCATCTTCTTCTGCGTTTGTATCTTAATTGTTTTCTCTGGTTTTATCGCCTTCACAGGAACAGGAGGTGGTGGCGGTGGAACTGGTGGCATTTGTGGTGCGTTTTTGCTCATGCTACAAAACTTCCTAATGGATTATAATCATTGTCTGCCATCTGTTGTGGAGGAGAAATAGAAACATCATATTCCTTATGTCCTACCGCAAGATATCGAAAGCAGTCGGCAAAGTGTGACGACCAATCGTGAACTGGTGTCGATCTAAAAACTCTATTCTTTTCATTATATTGTCGATGATAGTGTCTAAGCGCATCGAGCAATTGCTTACAATTCGTATGATCAAACCAGCAGCGACTAAAAAACATCTTCGCTGCATGTATACCATCCTCTAAAGGCAGCTTCGGAACCACACGAAAGTTTAGTCCCAAATCATAGGCAATCTCTCTCCTACTCTTTCCTGTACCTAACTCACGCACCTCAATATCATGCGGCGCATTATGCGTTCCGTATAAATACCCTTTTTGATCTAAAACACGACAATAATGCGGTAAACCTTCACCCCTGTTTTCATAGCAATCAATCACCTGGATAGAACGACCAACCGTCTGTGTGAAAATTATAACACTACTATCACCAACTCCAAGATCCCACCAGGTATCGACCCTGTGGTTTTCATCGTAGGGAACAGAAGAGATATGTCCCTTCTCCATTATATTTTCTATTTCTTTTCCGTATATCGCGCCAGCGACATTCGCGGTCCAGCTACATTCAAATTCCTGGGCGAACTGATCCTTAGACATCGCCGTCTTAGCACTCTCAATTTCCTCTTCGTCCAATATGCCTGTCTCAGATGCCTTATACATCTTCGTAAACCAGGTCTTATCCGCTTTAGCAGCTTCATAGAGCTCATAGAAAGCCGACATCCCTCTTGGTGTCCCCACCACTATACCATAGCCCTTCCTATCTGATAGAGCAGGTCTTATGACCTCTGGGAACATACTCTCTGGCATATCCGAATATTCGTCCATCACGCAGCCATCTAAATAAAGTCCACGCAAGTTCTGAAAATTTTCACCAGACAATAACATTATCCTCGCGCCATTAGGTAAATCACAACGCAATTCAGTTTCGTGAAACCTAACATTCGGTATAGCACCTGCGAATTGTTTCAAATAATCCCAAGCAATCATTTTCGCCTGGCGATAGGTGGGTGCTATATAGGCATATCTAGGATTATCTTTTGTATTGAGAATAGCATCCCGCAACAAATGATTAATCGCCATTACCGTCTTTCCGAACCGACGGTGCATTACCAGGACGGACCATCTTTGCTTTTGCAGATCCGCGTGCAGCTTCTTTTGTAGATCCCTTGGCTTGTACGGTATCTTTATTTCCATGTTTCTCGTATTCCTGTCTGAATCGAAGCAAATCAAGTTCTCGCTTAATCCGCTTGTTCTGCTGGTTCTTACTATATGTCTCAGACATTGTGTGTGTGTTAGACACTCTTGTGTTTGGTTATATACGTTATAGCAATGGCGACCCGATTTTGGGGGGTAAGGGGGTCATAAAAACCCTGGAAAACCTATGTCGTAGGTTAGATACCTACCTCCACTCTCAATGAAAACAAAGACTTACGCTAGTCGTCGCCAATTCTGTCGCCAAAACCAGCATCAAATTACAAAATCAAGCCAGGCTGGGGTCGCGTGCGTGACCGACGACACTCGCAATGCAGCAGCACTATTCATTCCATGATAACTGTATTGTCCCCGACACAGTAGGAGAAGTATCATTCGGGTTATTCCTTATCCCGCCTAACGGTTGCAACTGTCGCTTCCTCTTATCCAGCGCATCTACCTTTAATCGCTTATACTGCACAGTAGCCATAGCAATCTTAGGATCATCGGGCAGCGGTTCATTAATGATATCCATGATCTTATCATCGATGTCCTCACCTTGTATCGCTCTGGCTTTGCTATACTTATCCCAGGCATCAGCATCCTTTTGAACATGCCTATAGATTGTCCTCTTGTTGGGAAGATGATCAGCACTATCACAGATCTGTGCTAAACTCTCACCATCGATCAACCTATTGCAGATCTCATCCATATGCTTCTGTGTTACTTTTGACATAACTACTTATAGCCTTTTCTCTTCTTCTTCTTCATTCTTATGATCCTCATGTTCTAAGTCTGGTAAATGAACCTCAACGTATGATTTACAATTAGGACAAGATAAGTTTGTTGTAATCAACCAACCT